AGACTATATTGGCCCACATTATCCAGAGAAGTAAGTGATGGCACGAATGACCAAGAAATGCCCAAAATGTAAAGAGGAAAAATTGGTTGCCAAGTTTTATAGTGATGAATCTCATAAGGATGGTTTATCAACTGAGTGCAAGACTTGTCGCAAATTACAAGCAAAGAAAAGGCGTGCATCTGAAAAAGGAAGCAAGCTAATACGAGAATCAAAGTTAAAAGATAAGTACGGTATTAATTTAGATGATTATGATAGAATGTTTGAGGAGCAAAACGGAGTTTGTGCAATTTGTAAACGACCCGAAACTAAAAAACATATAACGGGTGCTACATATCGTTTAAGTGTAGACCATAACCATTCTACAAGTTTAGTTAGAGGGCTTCTTTGCAAAAGGTGTAATATTATTTTAGGTCAACTTGAAGTAGATGATAAGGGAATTGAATTACTGCAAGCTGCGATTGAATATGTGGAGAAATATCAATGAGTCGTCTTACACTTTCTTATAGTGACCTTTATACTAAAGTCTCAAATTTTCTTGGATTAACGGCGACTGGAACTGCACCAACTGGTACTGACCTAACTTTGTGTACCGACATCGTTAATCGGGGCGTGCGACAATTCCTCTATCCTGTAGATATGACTACTGGCGAGGCTTGGGAGTGGGAGTTCCTAAAGACATATTGGGGTTTTACTACTGTGTCTGGACAATGGAAATATGCTCTGCCTATAGATTTTTCAGACGTTTATAGTACTTTGTATTTTGATACATCAAGTGCTAATCCCCCTCTTGAGAAGAGAAGTGCAGAGCAAATACTTGATATGCGTACGGGTGGGAGCATATCAGGTTCGCCAGAGTACTTTGCAATTACACCACTTAGATATGATATTGAGATAGGTACTTTATACGAGCTGTGGGTGTATCCCACCCCAAGCCAAACTGAGACTCTTTCTGGTTTTTATAGAGCAGACCCAGTACAATTATCAGCAACTACAGATTTAGTAATTGGTGGGATTCGTGCTATTGAGGCCATTTTGGAAAGTTGTTTAGCTGTTGCTGAAATGCAAGAGGATGATATGGTAAGCAGCCACCATACGGGAAAGGCTGCTGAGTTAATTCAAATTCTCATAAAGTTTGATAAGGTAACGAAATCGGATAAAATAGGGAATTTGTATACTGATAAGGATAGGATATGGCCTCCACCAAGAGGGCTCTTTACGTACCCACAAGAATCAAATATATATCCTGATTAATAAGGAGTATATGTCGAATGTTTATTAAAATAGGGTAGTTTAATACCCATTAAGGGGAGTTCGTCGATTGTAGAGGCTATGAGAAGCTTTAAAATAAATATAGGATGAGAGGCTCAAGGATGGGGAATGAATATTAACCCATAGTTTTAAGGAAAATAAAATGAGTGCAGGCAATTTTTTTGAAACAGAAAGAAAAGCGTTTAAATTACGAGAAAAAGAAATTACTACATCTGCGTCACTTACTACTTATACTGCAAGAGTAGGCGGAGCATCGGATAACTTTATCGTAGATAGGGTAATTCTTGTTACTACTACGGCAGGTAATAATTTAACTATTATTGTTCCTGACGGTAAGTACGCAGGCCAACAAATAATGGTTTCTTTTGTAGCCGAGGGCAATGCTGAAACTGTTGATACATCTACAACTACAGGTGATGATGGTACTCAGCTTGCTGCTGCTGGCTCATGGACAATTTTGGTATGGAGAGATGATACTAATGGTTGGGATGAGTTGGCTACAGGAACATAAGACTACAGGAACATAAGAGAGGAATAAATAATGAGTACTAAATATGATGGAAAAGCACAACTTATTTGTCGTACTGGTGGTTCCGTTAAAGTAGCTTTATCGGGAGGATTAGGACAAGGCAATGGTGGTACAAGTATAGCATGTCGTGGTTGTTATGTTCAAGCTGCTCTTGATAATACAGAAGTGGTTAAAATGAATATTGGTGCCGCCGCGTCCGCTAATTTAGGTGTTGAGTTAGGCAGACCTCATATTAATGACGGTACTGATGAATATGGTTCTGGCTCTTGTCAACCATTGTGGGTTCCTATTTCAGATGTAGCCGAATTATATTTTTATAGCGCGGATGCAGATGCTATTGTTGATATTACTTATTTTGTAGGATAATAAAATGGCTATATTTAAAAGAAAGAAAAGTAAAGATATAAAAGCAAAAGAGAAGTACGCACAGTTCTTCGAAGATATGAAAGGTCCTCTTAAAAGACCTCATCCTAAAACTTTAACTTATGCTCAGTGGCTCAAAGCGGGACAACCAGAAGCTCCCTTGAAGAAAAGAATTGATAGAATAGCAGAAGGATAAAAATGGAGGATAAAAATGGAGTTCCCACTTCCGATAAAAGGCGAATCACATGGATTCCCCGTAGATAAAAATCCTCCATTAACATCCGGCTATCTTAATAATGTCCGTGCGACGGATGTTTTAGAGAAACGTGTTAGAATAGGTCAACGTCCAGGGCAAGATAAATGGGGAAATGGGGACCAAATTGGTGGAGCAGAACAACCATTAGTTTTTCTTTGTATAGTAAGCAAAGCGGTGTAAATTATGTCAACCGTATACGAATCTTGTACTACTGATTATCTTACAGAGTTTGATAATTATGTGGACCATTCTTATTGCCAAACTTTTACGCCACAAGTTTCTCATACAATGACCAGTGTAAAATTGTATGTTAGAAGAAAAGGAACTATTGGTAATGTTACTATAGGAATTTATGCGACCTCTGGTGGCCATTTAACTGGTAGTGCATTAACATCTGTAGCTATAGATGGTAGTGGATGGGCGACATCTCCTGCCTGGAAAGAGTGGACTTTTACTACACCTATCTTTCTTACTGCCAGCACCAAGTATGCTATACGGATGGAAGAAAGTACTTTTGATGTTGATAATTGTCCATATTGGGGGGTTGCTTATAAAGCTGGTGCCGGTCCTTATGCAAATGGAAATGCTGAATCTTATGATGGAGAATCTTGGACAGGTTTAACTACTTATGATTTTTATTTTGAAGATAGGGGACATACTCCACCAGTAGATATAGTAACTAATAAGATACTTGTTGCTGCTGGTAATAATGAGATATGGTATGAGGATTTAGATACTGCTGCTGGTACAATGACAGAATTAACAGCGGCAAATGCTGATGTAGATACTTCTGACCAACTTGTAATATTTTCAGCTTTTCAAAAAGCCTTTGTTGTTAATGGTTCTAACCTTAAAATAGCGGATTTTGCTAATACGAAAATTGCTACTACAGATGTTGGTTCTCATCCACCCGATAGGGGAAATATTTTAACAGGTGGTACTTCTACTGCCTCAATGGTGGTAGATTATGTTACTTCTGTAACAGCAGATGCCGCCTGTACTGTTTATGGTTACAGAACTACTACCGCTACATTTAGCAGCGGAGAAACTGTAACTGGTATAGATGATGATGGTAATACAATTTCATTTGCTACAAGTGCCGCTGAAACTGCTCCCCCACATTGGTATGATTGGACACCATATGGTAATGATACTACCAACTATGGGAATATGCCAAGTGAAGCATACTTAGGCTGTAGGTATAGAGGAAGATGCGTACTATCTGGTGATACCACTCATCCTCATCAGTGGTACATGTCTAAAATAGCAGTTCCATTTACTTGGAAATACGATTCTACTGACCCATTAACTGCTGTAGCTGGTCAAAACGCAGATGCAGGGGAAATAGGAGATATTGTAAAAGCTCTAATTCCTTATGGGGATGATTTTCTTGTATTTGGTTGTGCTGACTCAATTCATGTACTGGATGGAGACCCTGCCGCTGCTGGAAGTATTGATGAGATAGACAACAGTACTGGGATGTTTGGTGCTCAGGCTTGGTGTAAAGACGGGCAGGGAAATCTTTATTTCTTTGGTTCTGGTGGTTTATATAGAATGGCTGGTGGTCGCTCTAAACCAGAAAACATTTCTATTCAGCATTTACCTAAATGGATAGATGATTGGGCATTAGACCCATCGCTTCACCGAGTAGTTCTTTCTTATGACCCATTTAGAAATGGAATAATTATATCCAAAACTCCTTTGGTTAGTGGTACAAATTTAAATTACTTTTATGATTTAAGAACAGAAGGGTTTTACCCTGAAACTTATCCTGATGAATGTGCAATATATTCTTCTGTAAACTATAACACAAATTCATCTTCTTTAAGAGGTTTGATAGTTGGTGGTAAAGATGGTTATATAAGATATTTTGATGATTCTGCCAAAGATGATGATGCTGGTGCAAGCGGAGATACCGCTATTTCATCTTATGTATCTTTACCACTAATTAGATTGGCTGAGGCCGATGATATGGAAGGTAAATTAACTTCTGTAACATTTGTATTAGCTGGTGGTGCTTCAAGTGGAGATTTTGGTGATACAGACGGTATAAGTTATGAGTTTCATGTTGCTGACGATGCGGAGACTTGCTTAGAGAATATTAGGGATGGAGAAACTGCCAGGGAATCAGGTACATTATCTGGTACTGGCAGAAAAAATAGAATAAGAAAAAGAGTTAGAGGAAGATGGCTCGGAATTAAACTTTACAACTCAACGGCTAC